AGGTACTTCGCCTTTTCCTTAAGGCGAGGACGCTGCTTCACGCCATGCTTCCACTTAGTAAAGGGAGATGGCTCTTCAGTAAAGTACTGAAGTAAAGCAGTGTTGTCTTTGGTGGAGGTACATTTGCTTTTTGCCGAGAGGCAGCAAGCTTTGTACTCCGTCTTCTGAAGCCTCTGGTTGAACCGCTTGAGGAGCGGCTTCCCAGACGCTGATGTACCTGGTTCGGGTACAACAAAAGACTTAACACCAAAGGCCCCGGATCCCATGGGTACCATTGCCAGGTCCTTTCGGAACTGGTGTGGTATGGACGACGCTACCGTGGCGGCGGTTTTAACCATGAACCGCGCGTAGAAGTTATTGGATACTTCTACCACAGTCGCTAGGGACTCGGGTTTGCTACCGATGTACGGGCTCTTAAAGTACGCTGGGGTCACGTCGATTCCAGCGTATGAGTCAACCCCGCAAGACTCTCTGAACTTCCCAGTCCAGAAAGACTTAGCGAGGTTAACCTTGAAATCAAGGATCTCAAGGCCCCGTACCAATAGCTCCCGACTGTCAACGGGGACGACTATGTCGTCACCGAAGACGGCCACCGACCCTTCGAGTTTCCGAATGTTCCGCTCGGTCACGGCTTCCTCACGAACAGTGAGTATAGCAGCGATCGTGGCGGCCAAAAACATAAGGGACTCAACCGGGAAGGTGCAGGCGCTACCCATCGTTGAGAACTTTCTCAACTCCAGGATCTCGCACTTGACCCCATTTCTGGGGATCTTGTGCTCAATCAAGATCTGATGGGTTCGTGACGCTCGTAGGGCCTGCAAGACTTCTTGTCTTGCTCTGAAAAGGTTACCTACAGCGTGACACGTGACTCGATCGCTGGCCGAGGAGAGATCCAAGGTAGCGAGGAGTCCCGTCAAAGAACCTTTGCGGCAGAGCTGCTGATTCAGGGTTTGATCGTTGAAACGAACAAACTTACCGATCCAGCTTTTCCGACATCGCGAGTACATGTATGCCTTCAGATTCTGTTGGCACCATTGATGCTCGCCTGGCTCCGCGGCAATAAGCCGCGGTTTCAGAAAGGTCTTTGGGACGTCAATAAGCCGTGACCATGGCGCTCCATTAGGGGCCTCCATGCCACGGATCTTGACGTCGTCTACCCAAGCGAAGTAATCGTGGAAACCACAATCCGCGATTGGGTACACTGATTCCAGTCTTTCGCTCCACCCCATGAAGTAATACTTATTCCTCATGGGGGGTGGGACTGAAACCACGCCTGGACCGTGCCTCATTCGCCAGTCTCCGTACGAATACGGACCAAGACTGGTGACCATGAGCCTTGACACGAGGTCAAGGTTCACGAGGAAGCGGGTGGACTCTGCTCGTTTTTCAACGGGCAGTTCTTGCACCTTCTTCGCGTACCACGGACTTTTGGAGAATCCTCCGTAAGTCTGAGGTATGAGCGAAGAAGGCGGGTTCTCTTCCGTCCAGAATTTCTCTGGAAGTGGAAGAGAAGTGTCCACCTGGACGAACTCTGTGATTTCCTTTTCCACAGCTTCGTCACTACACTGGATGCTAGTTCTCTTAGCGCCATATAGTACTTGGCGCAGAAAGAATATAGCTGTCTCATCGTAGTCCTCCTTAAGGCTGCCAGATTCGTCGAAAACGCGTAAGTACAGTTGCCTCAGAAACTGAGGCATTTGTACGTGTCCTGGGCCCTTCCCTTGTAGGGGGAGTCCAAGACATCTGTACGCACCGCTAGCGAGCGCCTGATCTAGGTGCTTGCCCAGCGCAGGAAGGTCAACCAGGTAAACCTGGCAATAACCTCTCTGCTCGACTAGTCTGCGTAGACGGGCTTGATCTTTCTCAAACCAGTCAACGTTGTCGGGGTAGGCATACGCCAGATCTGCGAAGATCGAAGCGTACACCCTGCTCAACTGACGGGGGAGCGCCTGTCGGCGCTCCCCGAGCTCACGGCTCTTAGACATACGGACCTCACGAAAGATGGTTCGAAATGTCACCGTAGCCATGAACGGAAACGTCCGCGCCGCTGCAGGCTTCAATGCCTTAGGCGGTGGAGCGGACACCGACTCGTTCTACGACTGCCAGCCCATCAGCTGGTTCAAGAACGCATTCGCAGTCGCGATGGCCAGATCGGCGATCGCGTCGGCGTTTGCGACACTTGGAGTCAAGTCATCGACATCGTTTTCGATGACAAAGTAGAACTTCCGCGTGCGCCCGGCGGGAATTGCTTCCGTGGGGTACACGTTCTCAACCAGTTCGACGTTGTGTCGATCCTGGCCGGCCTTCGTTTTCGAATGCCGGATATTGAGGCGGAACTCAGAGGCGGTGTCTTTCAGGAGATACTCCGAAGAGTAGTCGCCTTCCTTGATCAGCGTCAGGACCTTTGCGGCCCCGTTGTTGATCGTGATGGTGTTTCCGATCATGAGTCAGTCAACTCCTATGTGAAGTTTGGGCATTTGGCACAGATGCCATTTGCCGGTGAGGAAAGGGGTTAATGTGTCGAGCGAGAGTCGATTCGTATGTGACTGGCCGTAAGGCCGAACACTATCGAACCGGAGCTCTCAGCCCGGATAGTCGTTCTGCTAATAGCCGACGAGGCTAAAGGCTATACGACTGTTCCCGAGCTCGGCACACCATGGACGTTAGTGGCTCCGAATCGTAATGCGACGACCACCCGCAAGGGTTTTCGTAACACGACGAAACGCAGGAGGCGAAGACTTAAATGGCTTCGTCCCCTTAAGCGCCGCTAATGACCCCAGAATCGCCCACTGCTTCCCCGTGAGGAGAGGCAGCGAGAAGGAAGGGATGTGGTAACCATAAAGCGGTAGCAAGAAGCGCCGCTTCGTGATTTCCTGCTCCTGAGGGTCATTACTGACCTTTATCCAGGAGCTTTGTGTCTTAGGGACGTACGTGGATTTTGTCCAAATACGCCTCATAAAACACGCGGACACTGGGTAGCAGCCGGCTGAGTTGTTACACGCGGCAATTGTCTCGCCGATGTTTCCAAACCAGTCAGCAAACCATGACCATGGGGTTAACTCCCACAGTGCAGCGAGTGCCTCTTGCGAGGTAGTGCCTGCGCACAGATTGCGAGCAAAAGCCATAACTGGCTCGTACCCGTTATTCTGTTGCAGCCATCTAGAGGTGATTTCATTCATCCTCCACCTTACCGTCGCCCACTCCGATTTCTCGTAGTAGGTGTCGCGGTACGCAATGTACGTCGCCCGTTGAGATTCAACGGTCACCTGCTCTCGCAGGCTCGACGTCACGGTCCCAAGTCCACATCTCGTCCTTACACTCTTTGACGTCATTAGTTTGCGCAACAAAGTAGCACGGTCATTGACCGCATCTGCAAAGTCGCACATTCTTCTGATGTCCGCAACCATGGGTTTGATCGCCCAGCGCCACGTAATGTAGCCAGCGGCGACTCCTCTCAACAAAGCCAGACCGAAATTTCTAACGGTCGGAACAATGTTTCTCAGCTTGTTAAAGCCGATGAGAGGATCCATGACGCTTCCCGGTACGTCTTTCAACTCGCCAATAAACGTCGGCACCCCCACACTGGGGGCGCTTGGATTACAGCGAGCGACAGCCGTTGTAGCTATTGTAAGCAAATCCGACTCTGTCGGGTCTGCCCATTTCGCTACTCCGGATTTCGGAGCGGGTGCCCAATAAGTTGGGCAGTGGGAGTACTTAGCTAAGAGGGTACGAACCCCCTGAGCATTAGTATACCACTCCTCGCCATCAATGATGTGGACGCGAGTGAACACCTTTCGGATCGTCAACCCATTATCTTGGGTAGGATGTCCGACGACGTCATCGCACCATCCGTCGACAAGATCGCTCTTCACGCGAGTCGTAGTGGTCGGCCCCAGGTAAACCCAAAGGGTCCCTGTGTTGGCTTTGCCAGTATGATATTCGCGATGTCGAGCAGTCATGATCTTGTCTCCGTACCGTAAAGAGTGTAGAGGGAACTTACCCCGTCAGGGGTGAGCCTCAACCTTCACGCATAGTGGTATCTCGCAACTAAGCGAGAGCGGCAGGCCTTGGAAGGCCATCCGCGTTCCACCGGTTTGTGAGAGTCAAGACTCGGGTGTCCACGACAAGTGGGC